TCCGATGTTTTTCAAACTACCCTGTTTACCACTTGGACCTTTAAAACTCCACGCAGTACCAGTGCCAGCACCAAAATCGGTTTCCACTGTGTCTTGGTAGATATATGCTCTTGGATCACTATAACTCATAATAATATCTCCTTAAGCTGCGCTATCCCACATCACTATACGTGACTGGGCTGCTTGTGTGTGAGTAATGCCAAATCCGCCAAGATAATACCACGCCACGCCACGATCCCTCCCGAAGTCCCCAGGAATTTTCCCGCGAATTTCTTCAGGAACCGCAATAGCTTCAGCAACAGTATCCTCGCCAAAGAACAAAGCCCAATCAGATTTGCCATTGGTCCAAGCAGCGGCAGCAGTGCCCATGCCAGTACCCTTAGCGATTTGAGTTTGTTCTACGAATCTAACGCCTTCGTAACGACCAATTTCGCCATTCATAATCATCTGAAAACCAGGATCAACATACTGCTTGATTGCCTCTAAGTCGTCTTTCAGAGCTCGCCATGTTGACGGCCATGCTAGAGCGTAATAGTCATCATCAGCATATGCCGGGATGTTACGTTCTTTCATATAATCAACAATAAGCTTAACATGCTCTTTAGCTAAAGCAACGTTATTATTAACAGCGCATACACCGTTAGTCGTAGTCGTGAGAGCTGTCGTGCTGGTCCCACTCTCGGGAACAACTCGTAGCTTACATGCATTAAACTGTGTAGCTGCTAGATTATCGAATGCCTTCTTGGCATCGTTCTTCAATACTTTCCGTACCACCTCAGCCACCGGCTGCTCAGAGAGATCGTCTAACTTGCCCGTCCACGGTACAGAGTTACCCGCTTCCGTGATCGTCATTGTTCCCTGAGAGATAGTGAATGAGGTTTCGGGGACTGTATTGGTTTCAGTGAGAGTAGTACCTTGGGTAGCCACATCACTGTACACGTTCCAATGGAATGTATCACCTCGGTGAAGTCCCTGGTGCGCTGCGTCTTTTACATCGCAGAACTGACGGAACTTAACCATCGGCTGAACTGCCATACGTAACAGGCGGCTCAGATTGTCGGCATACATATAACCACCAGAGGTGCTAACTGACCATACTTGTCCAGCCATAATTACCTCCTATAGAAGTTATAATAATTGGCCTCTAGCCTTTCTCATCTCCTGAACTATTTCAGAAGGTGACATAGGAACTTGATCAGAACCTATATTGGCAGAAGCCCTCGCAGATTTTGGTTGTTGCACAATTTTCTTTTTGCGCTTCAACCTACCATTTGAATTAGGCATAGTTCCAGCCCATTCACGAGTATACTCAGCAGCAGCTTTTATAATTTCAGCCGGTGTCCAATCAGGATTCTCCTGTGTTAGGGTAACCGTTTTATTATCAGCTACAGTCCTAAGCTCTGGCGATTCTGCTATATCAGGATACTCATCTTCAAAGGACCTAACCGCTTCCTCAAGACTTTTCTGATAAACAAACTGCTTTTGCTTTTGAACTTCTGCTTTTTTACTCTGGTCATAGGACGCTATTGCCCTATGCACAACCTCTTCTACATTTTGGGTAGCGTTACCGCGCCCACTATTTGACAAGGTTTTTAATAGACGAGCTGCTTCAGCAGCATCATCTTCAAATAAAGCACTGTGATATTTTTCAACTATGTCGTCCATATCATCTGCTTCATTTTCAGTAGAGGCGTCCTCTTGGGGTGGCCTGCTATTTATTTTTTGCACATATTGATTTATCTGCTGTTCTCTAGCCAAAAGAGCTCTCTCTTTAGCAGATGCAGCTTCAAATCTTTGTTGGGAGGCTTTATCTTTTTGATGCGATGTTTTTAAAGAATTGAAATCTACTTCAATCTCATCGCCATCAACTTTAATCCTAGTCTTCCAACCTTCCCCATCGTGCCAGATAGGAGAATCTGGTACTTCTTCGGACTCTTCAAATGCAAGGTCCTCTTCAATAATCTCTTTACTCCTTCGGTCATAAATTTCTTCTAAAGCCTTTTGTCTATTAGAAGGATTTAAATTATTCTCTTCTACAGGCGCGTCTTCAGAAGTTTCTTTGACCTCTTCTAACGCATCCGTCTGGGTAGCGTTTTCCATTTTATGTTCCTATGATTCTAATTCACCGGAAGTTTTATATCTTGAAATAATCTCTGCATTTTCTCCGGTTGAAATTACAGAGGTTAACCACCTTAGTATATTTATGGGAGAAGATAATTTATCACTAATCCCCCTATACATTAAAATCTCTTTTTCTGCAGAAAGACTCCACCTAGTTTCAGACATCTTTTGTAACTCTCTAATTCCTTCCTTATATTCATTGGTGGCTTTTTCTAAAATAGCTTGACCAATTGACGTATTAAGAAACTCTCTAGTGTCCCTGCCTACTCTTATTCTTTTTACTAAATCATCTATCCCTACTTCGGATGGATCATAGTAGTCCATTATAGCATCCCTAGTTTTTTAATAACTTTATTATACTGCTCTAAATCGTTGCTTACTTTAGCCCAGCTAACACAATTAAAGTCTCTGCACAGCTGTGGTCTTTCATTGTAAATTCCACATTTATATCCAATTTCATCATTACCTTCTATATGAGAGCACCGAATCCTTATTCCTTTTGCAGTATCTTTAATATGATCATGCTTTCCTACTATAGCCCGTAACCACTCCATCTGCCTAGGTTCTTTCCAATTAGGCTTGAGCTCTATCTCGCAGCATATAGCGCAACTCTTGCAAACGCTTTCTGTAATATTGACCTCTTGAAGAGGCCACTCCACTATACTCATCCCACAGCGTAGGGTATCTTATTATAGTCATTCCTGGCCATAACACCTACAGGTCCCTCATCTAACATTTCCTCTTGCCTATTAATTTCTTCATCAGCTATCTGATTAATAAGCGCCTCTCTTTGTAACATTAACTCAGCTCTCCTAGTTGCTACGTCTTCTTGTTTAAGTTGTAAATCTATATACTGAAGCTGGGCATCTATTTCTTTCTTACGAATCTCTGCCCCAGTCTTCATGTTCATTGCTTCTAGATTACCTTGTTGCTTCATCTGCTCAATCTGAATTCTATTCTCAAGCTTCATCTGCTCGCTCTCAATGATTCCCTGCATCTCATCTAACTGGGCTTGCATCTCTGCTACAGCAGGATCACCTTCAAACGATATGAACCTATCACCATCTTTGTAACCAAGTTGACCAAAAACTTCTTTAGTAACCTCTTGTATATTAATTCTTTCCGCAATACCTGGGAAAGCTGCCAAAGTCTGTAGGCCCATCATTAAGTTCTGAACCTTCTTTAATGGATCGGTGGCATTTATACCCACATTAACCTTCAATAAAACTTCATACTTAAGAAGATCGTCTACCGAAACATCCTTCATTTGTTCATTTATTTCTAGGGCAGCCTCACCAGCAATTCCTAATATTACCTGATCGGTCTCGTAGTATTGCTCAAGTCTAAGCATTTGCTTAAGAACCTTCTCCACCCATGTTTCAGAAAACGTCCTTAGCACATATTCTATCACACTTCCTGTGCTGTTTGCTAGAAGAGACATACCGCCAACAGTTTCGTTTAATGATCTAGAAGCTTGAATTGTAGATGTAGAAAAGTTACCCTGTAACTCATCAAAGTCCATATTAATTCTATCTTGTTCCGCATACGCAGAACCAGTAACATCTCTAGTTTCTATAATTCTTACGTCTTGGTCTGGATCATCCATCTCTACCGCGCCACCAGGAACGGACCTAAACAAAGCGTCCAAATCTATATTCCTATCACGCCTTATATGGTATCTTTTATTAAGAGCTAGCTTAACATTGTCAAATCTTTGGTTCCATATATCATTAGCCGCAGCTTGAAGTTCTTGTGTTAGTTCAACAGTACCAGCTGGATAAATCTTATGCGCTTCTATATTAGCGTATCCCATTACGTATGGCCTTTCTCCGCTCCTCAACCAAGGATACATTTCTTGGAGTGGAATTGGATCAGTTAGCATATAGCTAACTCCTGCTGTAAAATAACACCAGTCTTCCCCTTCCTTTCTAACTATGTTTTTATGAACCCAGACTATTTTATAGTCCTGAACCTCACCATATCCAGCATCATTATCAAGCGGGTCTTCTCTCGGCTCATCCCTTACTAGCTTTGTGGTATTATCATCCTCATCGCTAGTAGTGGTTAGCAACTCGCCATTACTTAACTCGTTCCATTCCCCAGAATCCATTTTCTGTCTTATGTCTTGCAAGTACATAGGAATAAGATGTATTACGTATGGGCTACTTTCTATCGGGTCAGCCCAATCGGAAGCTGGATCAATTCTTAGATTTTCTGGAGAAATAATTTCTATGACAGGCTTATCTCTTATAGAGGTTACCTGGCTTCTTGTTTTTTCATTTCCTTCATAGTCTATTACTGGTTTGTTATCACGGCCAACTTCAATATAAGTCTCGTCTCTTTCTTCATAATCCCAATATTGATGACTTACACACAACCCCTGAACCGCTGCATCCTGGAGAGCCGCCGACATTGTTTGAAACCAAGGAATAGTATTTGTTAGTCTGTACTGTAAAACAGATTGAGAAACTACAGCAGCAGCTGCCTGCATTGGATCATTAGGATTTCTAGACTTTATGCTTACAACATCCTCATTAGTAAAAAATGCTACATTCATTGCAGACTGAAGATTCCTTACTGCAGTCCTAGTTTTTGGCCTAAAAAATTTAGACCTTTTTTCATAAGCATTAGTATTATACTTAGACCCAGGCGGGTGATTGCTATTAAATAAAGAAAGGCTTTTTTCCCATTGCCCTCTTAAATTAGCGTCCACCCATTCAGAAGAATCCTCATATGCTTGCCTAGCCATCCTAAGCCAAGAGTCTTCACGAAGAGACTCGTCATCGTCTACGTTTAAAACCTCTGACCCCTCTGTAGGAGGCTGTGGATTAATTAAGCTCATGCAGCGTAGTCTCCGTCAAGTTGTCCTGTCCTGCTCATATTTAAATCATTATACAAGGTGTTATTAAACTTGCCTCTCTGCTGTTTGAATCTTTCTAATATCTCTCCACCAGCCATAACGACTAATTTATAATCATTATCTATTTTATCGGCATGAATAACAAAGCCCCAATTGCCAGATAGTCTTAGTGACTTAACAGCAACAACTCCATCCATAACATTCACGGCCCAAAACCAACCAGGGTATTTTTTCTCTAAAATCTCTGCAACATTTTTTGCTAATGTTTGATCCTTTAAAGAAAATATGTTTGCTTTTTCTATATCAAAAGACATCTCATCCTTTCCTTTTTTCTTTCTTGCTTAGACCATAAAATACTCTTTGGCCATTATTAAAAACATACGTTTTTACTGGCTCTTTTAACTCAGGGTCAGTCTTATAACAAAGGTTGCTCCAGCTAAAAGTCGTATCTTTCTTACTAAGGGTTGTATTTTTCTTGCTCATATAATTATTATCTCTGATATATATTTAG